AGGATGATGAAAAATGGGATTAGGATTACCGTCAATTACGATTGCGTTTAAAAGTACAGCAATTACAGCCATTCAACGGTCTCAGCGCGGAATTGTAGCCATGATTTTACGTGAAGATGACCCGACAACGTTTAAAAGTCCGTACACAATTTACACAAGTACAGATGTTCCGACTACGCTATCAGCGGAGAATCAGGAACAGATTGGTTTGGCTTTAATGGGATATCAAACACCACCAAGCAAAGTTTTAGTCTATATCGAAGCAACTGCCGCCACGACCTACAATGACGTTTTGTTACAGTTGGAAAATGCACGATGGGATTACTTGGTTATTCCAGACATTGCGACAGCGGATGTAATAACCATTGAAACATGGATTAAAACCATGCGGAGTACAAAGGATAAAATGGTAAAAGCCGTTCTACCAAATGCTAGTGCGGATAGTGAAGGTATTATAAATTTCACAAATACAAGCATCACAACAGCCGCAAAAACCTATACGACTGCACAGTATTGCAGCAGAATTGCTGGAATGATTGCAGGTACACCATTGACCATCAGTTGTACATTCGCACCACTCAGCGAGGTCATTGCTTGCGATTTGTACACAAAGGAACAAATGGATACAAAAATAGGTGCTGGTGAATTGTTCGTTATGTTTGATGGCAGTAAATTCAAAATTGCCCGTGGCGTTAATTCACTACAAACAACGACTCAGGATAAGTCAGATAGTTTTAAGAAAATTAAATTGATTGATGCTATGGATCTTATTCATGACGATATCAAAACCACGGCGAATGATTCGTATATTGGTAAGTATTCGAATAGTTACGATCATAAGTGTTTGCTACTTTCAGCCATTCAAGGCTATTTTGATCAGCTTGAACTGGACGGAATTCTTGATCCAAAGAAAAATACCGTGGCTATTGATACGGCACAACAACGCGTATACTTGCTTTCAAATGGCGATTATACACAGGCTGAACTTGCGGCAATGAAAGATCAAGATGTGAATGCAGCCAATACGCGAGACCAGGTATTTTTAGCAGCAGCCATAAAGATTTTAGATGCCATCGAACAAATTAAATTAGGTATTTCAATTTAATGACACGTACTGATTTTTAGTACGTGCTTTTTTATATGAAAAATTATAGGAGTGAATGATATATGCAAGGAATGACAGCGAAGCAAGTCATGAATGGCACACAAGGCGAGGTCTGGATTGATGGCGACTATATGGCGCAAATCGTAGAAATGAAAGCACAGGTAACGATCAATAAGACAGCCGTTTCCATCGTGAAAACGTTAAGTGAACAGTACAAAGTTACTGGCTATACCTGTAAAGGTTCTTTAAAGATGAATAAAGTCAGTTCGTACATGATCAACAAAATGAACACAAATATGAAAGCCGGTAAGCAAACCATTTGCACAATCATATCAAAATTAGCAGATCCTGACGCAATTGGCACAGAACGGGTCGTAATTAAAGATGCCGTCTTTGATGATTTGATTTTGATTGATTGGGCAGCCAAGAAAAATGGTGAAGAATCTTATAACTTTACGTTCAGTGACTGGGATATTTTAGATACAGCCGACGAATAAATCTTACATCCCCCACGCTTGCGCGTGGGGATATTTAAACAAGAAAAGGAATGATCAAACATGAGTTTATTAGATAAATTACTACAGGCTGATGCCGGAAAGCTTACGGAAAAACCTCATAAAACATATGAAATAAACCGCTTGTCAAAAGCTTTGAAAACTGATTTTATATTAGAATTACAGGCAATTGATGCACAACGTTACGCCGAAATTCAACGCATGGGTATCGACCTAGGCAAAAAGGGTAATGTTCGGGATGTAAACATTTATGAGATGCAGGTTTTTACCATTTTAGATGGAGTAAAAGAACCTTCATTAAAAGATAAAAAATTGTTAGAACATTTTAGCGTAAATACTCCAAAAGAATTGGTCACTAAATTATTTTTATCTGGAGAAATCGCAGATATTTATAACGAAATCAATGAGTTATCCGGTTATGAAAAAGATGATGACGAAGCGGATGAAGAAATAAAAAACTAATTGAAGCCGATCCGGAAGCACAGCTAATATATTATGCTTGGCGTTTTCATCATATGAAACCGTCTGATATATATTGGCTTCCAGTCGGTGAAAAACAAATTTTATATAGCTTTATTCGTTATGAGCTAGAACAAAGAAACAAAGAAAATACCCCTGAAGGGGATGAATAAATGGCTAGAGTTATAGATGCCGTTATGTCCTTAAAAGATAAATTTAGTCCGACACTACGATTGGTCAATAAAGCATTGGATACCTCAAAAACAGCAATGAGTGGTGCAAAATCACAAGTGGTGCAGCTTGGTTCTAAGCTGGAGGAAATGAACAAGGTCAATACCCGTACAGCTAAAAGTTTCCAGAAAATCGGTAAGAGTATGGCAAGCATGCAAAATGCCGCAGTCGTGGTTACACTTACGGCAGCCGCTGAAAAAGGTTATGAGGCATCGAAGAAAATTAATGGTGCTGTTAATCAGATGAAAATATGGGGCGACATAACAGACGAGACTGCCGCAAAAATGAAAGTTGGCATATTATCCATATCATCCACGTATGCCATTGCAAATGATCAGGTGGCCGAGGCTACACAACAGGCTGTAAAAAGCGGCATCAAAGAGGGCGAAGTTCTTGAATGGATGTCGAATACAGCTAAATTTGCCCGTGTTGCTAAAATGGATTTGGCTGAGACTACAAAATACGGGGCGCAAATGTCGAAAGCTTATAACTTAAGTACTGCCGACACCGCAGCCGCTTATAACCAGTTAACTACAGCAGCCAAGGCTTGCCATGGTGACATTGATAAGATTACGGCCAGTGTAGCGGCATTAAGCCCGAAAGCAGCGCAGGCTGGAATATCGCTTTCCCAATTAACAACAACACTGGCAATGATGCGTAATCGTGGATATGATGAAGCACAATCAGGCGGTATTATGGACAGTATGATTACATCCATTGCAAAAGCTCAACCTGCTCTAGCTAAATTAGGGATTGATGTTTCAGCCGCGCGGATTCAGGCGCAGGGTTTAGCTCCAGTTATTGCTGATGTCTACGCCAAGATGGGCGACGATACAAAATTTAAGGCATTATTTAAAAATGTTGATGGTTACAAAATGGCTATGATGATGGCGAGTAAAGATGGTGTTTCCGAATGGCAGGGCATGTTAAAGCAGATTAACGAAGGCAGTGCTTCGACGCTCGATAAAATGTGGAGTCAAATGCAAACACCTGGTGAAAAAACACAACAGGCAATGACAGACCTCGCGAATGCGTGGGTAACAGTCGGTGATGCGCTGGCGCCTGTGTTTACTAAATCAGCAACAATGATTAAAACCCTTTTAGCTGCATATAATGGATTATCTGATGGACAAAAAGCACTGATTGCAAACGTAATTCAGTTTGTTATTGTGTTTGGTGCGCTTACAGTCGCAGTCGGTGGGGCAATGTCATTAATCGGTACATGGATTGGATTAGTTTCCGGCATAGTGCCAGCTATTGAAGGGATTGCCGGTGCTGCAAAGTTTGTTGGTAAAAACCTACTAGGTCTGACAAAAATATTTAAACTCGTAGGAATGGCCGCAAGATTTTTATTTGCGAATCCTATAGGCATCGCCATCATGATTATTATTGGTTTGTGTTATCTGATTTATACGTATTGGACACCGATCAAAGAATTCTTTGTGACTCTTTGGGTAGGCATCGTAAATACGTTTAATACGTCGATTAATTCTATAAAAGAATTTTTTGCTGGCTTATGGCTTGGTATTTTATCCATAGCGACAACTGGTGGCAATGCTTTAGGATCTATCATAAACTGGATTGCTAATTTTTTTACAAATGGCTTTGATACAATGTCCAATATTGCCAGAGATATTTTAAATGGTCTGCTCAATAATATTTTTATTATTATTACGGGCATTGTAGGCGTATTCAGTGGAATCATAACCTTTTTAACTGGTGCATTTACAGGCGATTGGAGTATGGCTTGGCAAGGCATCGTTGATGTGTTTAGCAGTATATTCAGTACGATTGCGGCTATTTGCAATAATGTTTTGGGTACAGTAAAAGCAGTTATCAATGACGTAATCAGTGGAATTAACAATATATCTGTAGATGTGCCGAACTGGGTTCCGATGGTTGGCGGTCAGCATTATCAACCAGCTATCCCTATGCTTGCAAAAGGTACGGATAATTGGGGTGGCGGCGTTGCGATGATTCATGACGCTGGTGCCGAAATTGTCGACTTGCCAACTGGATCAAGAGTTATTCCTCATGATAAATCAATGGATCAGGAATACGAACGAGGCAAAGCAGATAGTAAAGCCAACGGTTTCGTTTTAAATATTCCTAAACTTGCCGATACAATCATTGTCAGAGAAGACGCAGACATTGATAAAATTATTGAAATGTTAGCCTTTAAGTTAAAAAGTTATGCTATTAATCAGGCAGAGGGCGCAGTTTAACATAAGTTATAGATCGCTCATTCGCTCGCGCGAATGAGCATTATGTTCTTCAAAAGGAGTGGATGGCGTGAGTAGTTTTTTAGATAGTTTAGTTTCAAGCCTTACGAGTAGTAACAGTACACAAAATCAAGCGCCAAAAGTATATTTACAAAATGCAGGAAGCAAAATACAATTTCCGATTCCACCAAGTTCGTTTGAAGTGAATATCAAACAAAATAATACAATCGTAAATATAAACAGCCTTGGCGAGTTAAATATGCTGGGAAAAACAGGCTTAATCACCTTGTCTTTAAGCTCCTTCTTTCCGAATCAAGACTATAGTTTTTGTCAATGTACACCAGACAGTCCGTATAATTATGTCAAAACAATTGATGGCTGGAGAACTGGTGGTAAGCCATCAAGAATAACAATAAGCGATACCCCGATAAACTATGCAGTCACAATTGATAATTTTAAATTCAGTGAAAAAGACGGTACAGGTGATGTTTATTTTACACTGGATTTTCATGAATATAAATTTGTTGGCGGCGCACTTGATAACACTGTGAATTCCGTTACGGGTTTAAAAGATCGTACCGATACATCAAGCTTATTGGATACGGTCAAGAATATAACGGTATACTCTGGCGACTCCCTTATGGACGTAGCAAGCAGGACATTGGGGCAAAATGTTAGTGTTAACACTGGTACAAAAAGTTATTTAAGTTTGTATGCTGCTTTGGTTAAACGTGGTGGGGTTACGGCTGGCGACGTTTTGAAGGTAACGAAAAATAATACAATTAAAGTCGGTGGTTCGAATGTTCAGCTGTAAAGTAAATGGTAAAGATATTTCGGATTATGTAATAAGCTATCAATGGCAGGGGGATACAGATCAGGCTGGTCGAAAACTGGATTTTAGTATTGCCTATAATATGAAAGATAAATCATTTTTAAACCTTAATGTGCTTATCGGAAACACAGTTTATTTGTATTTTAAAGATGACACTGTTATAAATGCGGCGCCCATTGAAATATTTCGGGGCGTTGTTTTTATGCGGCAAAGGAACACAAACAATTTTACCTTTGAGTTCACAGCCTATGATAAGTTGATTTATTTAGCGAAAAGCAAAACCACCAGAAAGTTTTCTAATATTACAGTTGAATCCGTTATAACGCAGGTAGCAAATGAAATGAATATAGAAATAGGAACGATTTGTCCTATTGGCGTTTATGTGGATTTTATTGCAGATAATATGAGTTGTACGGAGATCATAAAAAAAGCTTTTACTATGGCTTACTGGACGAATGCCAAGCAATACCATATGTATATGAATCAGGATAAATTATATGTTGTTGAGCGCAGCGAAACCATTGAAAACTATATTGCTAGTGATTTGGTCAATGTAGAAAGTACGAATCATTCTGAATCGATCGAGGATATGATCAACACGATTATGATTGTGGATAGCAATGGTGCGGTCGTAAATACCATAAACAATGTTTCTGATTTAGCGGCTTATGGAAAATTACAAGACGTTTATAAAGTCGATCCAAAGCAAGATACACAGACAGCCGCGAAGGGACTGCTTAAAACCGTTTCTTTTAAATCATCTTTATCTGGTATAGGTAACATTCAATGTATTACGGGTTATGCGATTACCGTGCAGGAAGAACAGCTTAAAGGTAAATTTACGATCCTTAGTGATAGACATTCTATAGCAAATAATGTTCATACGATGGAATTAACCTTAGAATTTTTGGCGGTGGTGAGTTAATTGAAAGAAAATCCTTATTCTACAATTTTGGGCTTGATGAAAGATACAAGCATTAACAGCAATTCCCCTAGTATTCAAATCGGTAAAATAATTGCTTCGCCACCAGAAATTCAAGTTTCATATAACGGTATTATTTTAGATTCTAAAGATATATGGATCTCCAGTTATTTATTAATTGGCTACACTCGTACAGCAAAAGGACATATCGTTAGTGCTACACAGGATGCGTCTGGCGGCAGTGGTGAAGCACAATACGCCAGTCATAACCATGCGATAGATAATGACTATACAGACTCAATTATCTATACGGATACCTTGGTGGCTGGTGACTATGTTTCTATTATGCCGATGGTTTCTGAAGACAACAGCAGCCAGCAATACATTATTTTAGACAAGATTCAGAGGTGTCAATAATATGAATCCTTTTGTAGCAGGACCAACAGACAGTACAACAGCTTCAACTTTACCGATTTTCACGGAATACAATTGGGATTTTGAACATGATTATTTTATCTATATCGGTGGAAAACATGAAATTGTGACCGAAAACGAAGCCTTAAAAGTTTGGATTTATAAAGTTTTAAAAACGGAACGTTGGCGATATCGCGTTTATGATAATGCTTATGGAATTGAACTTGAACAATTTATAGGGAAGTCGACAAACAACGGTGATTCTTCGATACAGGTTCAGCGTTATATTAACGAAGCCTTATTGATAAACCCCTATATTCAAAGTATTGATAACGTCACTTTCACAAACGAGAGTGACGTTTTAGATTTTACGATTGAACTAACAACGATTTACGGCA